CGAAGTCGAGGAGCTGCTGCACGCGCTGACCGAGCATCCCCCGGTACTGGTTGGCGAATTCCTGCGAGGCCCGGAGCAAGGCGGTCTGGTCTGCCCGGTTCCCGGCCTTGAGGGCGGCGACAAGCGCGGACTCGGCAAAGTCAGGGCTGTTCGGGTCTGGTTGCACGAACCCCGGAGCGCCAGCAGGAGGCACAACCGGCGCAGCTTTGACCCAGCCGGGGCCGTAGGTTTCATGGATGTATTCTTCGGTTGGTTCAAACCCGAGGCTCTTGATTGCCTGGTCACGCTTCGCCCTCTCGTTCAAATCCTCGGGCGGCTGGGTAAACCGCACCACCTTCGGCTGCTTGGCTCCGGGCCATGCCGCCATGTTGTACTCGAACCACCACTTGCCCACGGTGCGGTTGAAGGACTCGCACACCAGGTCACTGTCGGCGCTGACGACCTCATCCCGCACGGCCTTGTGCGTCTCCGACTGCGAGCGGCTCGACCCGTTGTCGGTGGTCATGGTCTGGCTGAGGACGATCTTCGCGATGGCCGCATCCATCGCCGCCTTCATAGACTCATAGTCGGCAGTGCCCGAGCGGGTGGCTTCGATCAGCTCCGCGGCCTCGCCCTCGGGGATGATGACCGCGGTCTCGGTTGCGATGGCCCGTAGCGCCTGCAGGAGCTTGTTGCGGGTGTCCTTGTTGTCGGCCTGCCCTGCCGGCAGTTTCCCGGCGGCGGTCGGCTGGCCGAACTTCTCCAGGAAGATCAGCCAGAACTTGATGTCCATGCGCTTGAAGTACACCGGCCAGTACAGCCAGTGAGCGAGGCCCACGCCGTAGGGGTTGTCCCCGTTGTCCGCGCCGGTGCTGACCACCCAAAACTTGCGCTCGGGCATGGCCGCGAAACTGAAATCGCGCTGGATCAGATACAGGGTCTTGTCGATGCCGAACCGGAAGCGGGAGCGGTCGCGGATCTTGATGTCCTCGATGGTCACCAGCCCGTCGCCCACGCCCCACATGACTTCGCCAACGCCGTAGCCGTAGAAAACGCCGTAGAGCTGCTGGTTGGTGATGTTGTCCCAATCGAGCGCGTCGATGTTCGCCTTCAGCGCCTCGGCGGCTGCAACGCTGGCCGCGTCATCGCCTCCCGGCTCCACGTCGAAGGGTTTCGATACGACAGCGAGGCGGCGCTGCTGAAAGGTTGACTTCACCTGGTCGTCGCGCAGCACCTCGGAATAGACCGTCAGCTCCCCGCCCTTGCTGGCGAGTACCCGGTCGGGGTTCGCCATGACCTTGAGGAACGGGTCGATGATGATGGCGGCATTCTCGGTATTCGGGGCCAGCTCCTGGGTGATGGGCGGCTTGGTGATGATCTCGGGCGTTGCCATGGGTCAGAATCCTGATGTGTCATTGTCTGAACGCACTATGCCGTAACCGGTGTTCTCGTCAATCTGCGACTGGTGATGGTTGTTGAATCCGTGCAGGCCCGCGCGCTGCTGGCCGGTGCCCCACGCCTCAAGCTGTACGCTCTTGGCGTGTATCCAGTTGAGGAACTGGCTTACGCTGTCCACCTGGTCCTTTGTCGTCGAGAGCGGGAACGCGTACAGCTCCAGCTCGAACTCCATGAGCCATTCGGCGACCTCGGGCAGATGCACAAGGCCTGCTTCGCAGATGCCGGACACGGCATTCGCCCGGGTGACCTTGTCGCCCTCCGGCTCGATGGCGACGATCGCGAGGCGGGTTTCCGCGCGCAGTTCCTGGATGAGCGACTGACCGGACGCCTTGTCCTCGATGAGCACGACATTCGGGTTCCACGCGGCGGCCATGCTCTTGACCGCCCGCTTCACGCTCGGGTAGTCCAGCCGGTCCCGGTAAACGTGCAGGAGCCAGTAGCCGAAGCGGCTCACCAGCCATGTGGTGCACACGCTGGGGTCGTTGATCTCCTTGTCCTTGTACGCGGTGTCCCAGCTCTGCACGATCATGATGCGCTCGTCTGGCGGAACCTTGAACCGCTCCTGGAACCACAGGCGTTTGAACATGCCGCCTTCGCTCGGGCTCGGTCGCTGCTGGTACAGGGCCGACCAGTTGCGTTCCCCCTGCGTCCGCTTGAGCTGCGCCCAATGGGCAGGCGTGAACCAGTCAGTCCACAGCCATTCGCCGATCTTGCGCCCGAGCGGGTCGTCGTGGTGCTCGCACTCGGCGGGCAGGCAGATGACGTACCACTGTTCACCGTCGCGGCTGGTGATCCAGCCGCTTTCCCCCTTCCAGGTCTCGGGGAGGATTCGCCCGCTCAGGTCGTCCTCATGCCACCGGGTTTGAACGATGGCGATCCAGCCGCCGGGCTTCAGACGGGTCAGGAGGTCGGACTTGTACGCCTCCCAGGTGCTGTCCCGGATGGTCACGGAGTCCGCATCCTGCCGCCCCTTGATCGGGTCGTCGATGATGAGCCCGTCCGCCCGGTTGCCGGTGATGCCCGCGAGGATACCGGCGGCCATGTAGGTGGCCTCGTTGGTCAGTGACCAGTCATCCGCCGCGCGGTTGTCCTGCACCAGCTCGGCGTCGAACACCTGCAGGAATCGCGGGGAGCGGGTGATCTGCCGGCACTTGCGCCCGAACCGGGTGGCGAGGGTGCTGTTGTAGCTGGTGCTGATGATGTTCTTGCGCCGGTTGCGCCCCATGTACCAGGTGGGGAACGTCACCGAGACGTAGGTCGATTTCGCGGAGCCGGGCGGCATGAACACCATCAGGCGCTTGATCTCGCCCGCCTCAACCCGCATGAGCGCGTCATTCAGAAGCTCGTGGTGAGCCGCCGGGGTGACGGTGTCGGCGTAAAATTCCTGACAATCCGGGTCGTCATTGACAGGTGCGCCGGGGATTTCGATGTACCGGCAATAGGCGTTCAGGTCCGCGCGGGCGCGCCGCCTGAGTTTTTCCTCCAGGAGCCTGAGCAGCTCGACACGATCAGCCAGCACCGAGCAGTTTCTCGTGGTCAGTCACGCCCAGCTTCCCGGCCAGCTCCTTGATGCGGGCGTCCATTTCCGCGTCAGACATGCCCTTGTACGGCTCCTTCCCGTCCGGCGTGGTCGGCGCCACCTTCTGCGGCGAGTCGAGGCCGAGGATCTTCGCGCGGCGGTCCTGGATGCCGAGGAGCACGGACATATAGCGCGGGTCGCCGAAGTTCTGCGTGGTCTCGATCTTTGCCTTCCGCACCTTCCCACTGCGCCCGCCCTGGGAATCCTCCATGACCTTCTTCTGGCAGTCCTTCTTCGACCGCTCCCACTCCTGGAGGGTCTCCAGCTCGTAGTGGTCCAGCTTGCGCAGCTCCTCGGCTTTGATGGCCTCCACGTCGCGGAGCATGTTGGCCCGCCACTCTGCTTCGATAGCCTTGATCTCGCGGCAGACGGTGGCCACGCTGAGGCCCAGCTTCTGCGCGATCTGCTCCTGGGTGGCGTGGAACAGGCGCAGGTGGGCGATCTGTTCGCGGTCCTTGGCCCGCTCCGCCCTTGTTCTTCTCTCGCCTGGCATTTTTCACCCCATGCGTTTGCACATACAGCCAGTTGTAGCCGCCCGGGTTGACGGCTGCAAGCGGATTACCACTGAGCGCCGCATCGGGGGCACTGGACGGGCGCAGGAGAGCCGCTGCCGGCCCCCTCGGTGGGTTTCTCCACGTTCGGCGCGACGAGGCCGGTAACGTCCACCACGGAGGTCAGGATGGCGTCCAGTTCGGCGTTCATCAGGGCCGAGCCGCGCAGGTCGGCGAGGATCTCGTTCAGCTTGGCGTCGTCGATGCCCGCGTCTCCCGCGAGCGGGTCGAGCATGGCCAGCACAAGCGCCTCCTCCCGTTCGGAGAGGTCCACGTACACGACCGGCACCTGTTCCCCGGCTTTGAGCGCCTGCTCCACGCGGAGGTGGCCGTCCACGATGCGCCCCGTCCGCTGGTTGACGATGACGCGCTTCACCCATCCCAGCGCGCCGATGGCGGTGGCGAGTGCGTCGGCCTGCGCCTTCGGGTGGTCGCGCCAGTTCTGAGGGTGCGCGGCGAGTGTCGCCGGGTCCACCGTGGCGGTGCCGACGATTCGGTTTTGAGTCATAGGGGCCTCCTGGTTCTGCCGTGCTGCCGCATGTTTGCCAGCCTCTGGATGCTCCAGGGGCCGACGAACTGCGCCGGGTCAATCAAACCGGAAGCCGCACTCCGGGCATTCGTGCCGCATTCCGCTGAAGTCGCCTTCTCCGAGTTCCCGTGATCCATCCTTGTCCTTCGTGCCATCGATGCTGGGGACCGCGCCGATCTCCTGGGCGAACTGGTCCATGTACTCCATGAGCGCCTGGTTGCCCGTGCTGACCTGCTCCAGGAGCTGCTGGAACAGGTAGGAATTCGCGCGGGCCATGTCCGTGATCGGATCCAGCGTGGCGAGCGCCAGCTTTTCCTCGTCGTCGCTGAGGTCCACATAGTCCACCGGGATCTCCATCTCCTCGCGACGAATGGCGAGCATGACGCGCAGGTGTCCGTCGATGAGGTTGCCGGTGCGCTGGTTGACGATGACCGACTGCACATAGCCGACCTCGTCGAGCAGGGCCGCGAGGTTGTGCTGCTGGTGCTCCGGATGGATGCGCCAGTTAAAGGCGTTTGCCAGCAGGTCGAGCGGGTTCTCGGTGCCCGAGCCGACGAGGCGGTTCTGCCAGCTCATCAGTGAATTACCAGTGCGAGGACACCGGCCCCCACAATTGCGACGACTGTCAGCACCCCGTTGATGACCCAGCCCCGCACCTCGCGCAGACCGGGCATATCCTGCTCGATCTTGAGCAGGCGGTCATTGACCTTCTCAATGGCGCCAAATGCCCGGCTCATCGCCTCGCGGGTTTCCATGTGCCGCTCCTCCAGGCTGACCAGCCGCTGAAGGCTCTTGCTGATCTCCTGCTGACTGTCCCTGAGGGACATAACGGCGTCGCGCAGTTCGTTGGTATCCCGTTCCAAAAGTGCAATCCTTGTCTCGTTGTGGTGGCAGCTTTCAGGCTGTTGTCCGGGCATTACGCTTTCCCCTTGAGCCGCTCGACGGTGCGCATACCGCCCAGGCCAAGCATGCCCGTCAGCAGCACCATGAGGGCTTCATTGTCGATGGAAGGAAGCGGGGGAACGGTTCCACCGCAGGCGGTGACGATCCAGGGCAAAAGCGGCTGAATCAGGAACTGGTAGCCAAGACCAAAGGCGCACAGCCAACCTACAGCCGGGCGCCATCCGCCACGGAACATGTCGGTCGTGGCTTCAGCCTTGTTGACCTCGACCTGACCGAGCGCAAGGCGCACCTCGGCGTCGAGCTGGGCCAGTTCGCCGCGCTGGGCCATCTCCAGCGCCTTCAGCTTCGCGTCTGCGGCGGCCTGAGGGTCGGGGATGATCTTGTCGAGGATGGTCCCGATCAGGGGCAGGAACTGGATCATGGCTTGCGTCCCATCTGGAAGTCGGCGATGGTCAGGCCGTTGGTCCATTGGAAGTGCGGGAATTCCGGGAAGCGCTTCCAGTCGCCCGCCCATTCCAGCCCGCACCCCTTGCCGATGGCTCCGACCTTGCGCCACAGTTCGCCGTCCTCGCCTGTCGTCCCCCACACGGGTTTGCCGTTGCGCATGGGGACCACGTCGAATGCCACACGCCAGTTGTGGAACGACTGCCCGCCGCGCGCGTTCGTGACCTTGCGGCCGGGTGCGGTGCGGCCCTGAGCGTAGAGCGCGTCTTGGCTGGCGTGGTCTCGGTAGGTGCTGGTGATGAGCAGGTCGATGCCTTCCTTGAGGCAGCGCTCAATCATGAGGCGGGCTTTTTCGTGCACCATCGGGTGCAGGTCTTCGAGTTTGCGACTGTTGATCATGACGATTGCCCCGAGCAGATTTCCAACCGTCTTGTAACCTGCGACCGGTCAGGTTGTCATACTGCGACCGATGCGCAGCTCCTTGTGCCCGGAGGCGTCGATGATCTTCTGGACCAGCTTCCGGTCGATCTGGAACTCCTGGGCGATGCTGCTGATGCTGATGTCGGCAAGGAACTGCTTGACCACCGCGTCGTTGCGGATCTGCAGGAGGGCATTAACCTCGATCGGCAAGCGTATGTGCTGGCCGTGGAACCGGTCGGACAGGGCCTGGGCGTTCGCGAGGCCGACCAGAACCACAATCGGGTGCATGTCGTGGAGTCGTTCCCGGCTGGGCACGACGAATTCCCGGCCGTTGTATTCGCGGGCGAGGCGGATAGCCGCCTGAGGACCGATCAGGTCGATGATTGTTCTAAGCAGCAGGCTGTGGGCCATTATTCCCTCCCGTAGTACGCGCGAATGGCTTCCACAGCCTGCATATGTCCGTAGCATGTGACTGCTTTGTAGCCGAGCGAGGACAGTTGCGCAAGCATAATTTTCTGCTCAGGTGATAAACGCCCGTTTTCTGCTTTTAGCTCCAAATACAGCCCGTGATATTTCCCGCACGGGTACGGCAGGAACAGGTCAGGGATGCCCGCGAGCATTCCCTGCCCGATGGCCCTGCCCGCCTGCCCCTTGGTCATCGGCACGCCGTTGAGCGAGCAGTGGAGCAGGTGCAGGCACGGGTACTTGTTCGGATTGGCCGCGACCTGGTTGCGCGCCCACCTGACGACGATCTCCTGCTCCAGCGCCTCGAAGTAGCGCGGGGGCCGGCGCTTCGGTTTATCCGCCTTCTTGGTGCCGCCGCGCTCGTTCTTCTGCGCTTTTTTTGTGGCCATGCGGCTCTTGAGTGCGCGAAATTCGGATTCTGTGAGTCTTGCGCTCATGGAATCCTCCGCAGCCGGCCCTTGATGACCAGGTCAACGAACTCCGCATGTAGCTCCTGGTCGGCCTTGGCCTGGTCCCGGTAATCGCGCCCTTGGGCAGCTACCTCGCTGCAAAAAATCAGCGACTCGACCACGCAATTCCGGCACGTCATCAGGTGGCCGAACAGGTAGCGGCGCCGGTCTGGGGACGGGGTCATGCTGCCATCTCCTGCGCATCCAGGATCAGTTGCAGCGTTTCCGCCCGCACGCTGGAAAACCACATCTTGTCGCTGAGGTGGCGTATCAGCCTGCCGACATCGGCCTGCGCCGGGATAGCGGTGTCGTAAAACTCGACGCCGTCGCGCTTGAAAATCAGATATGCGCCGTCGCGCTCGACCGTCACCATGATTGCGCTCCCCCATATGCCAAGTTAGAAAACCTGAAAATATCACCACGGAATGCAGTTCTAACAACGCCGATTTCCCCGTTTCGGCTTTTTGTGACAATCAGTTCAGCAGTGCCCTTGTCTGTTGAGTCTGGATTATAGACCTCATCCCGGTACGGCATTATCACCATGTCAGCATCCTGCTCAATTTCCCCAGAGTCACGCAAATCGGACATCATTGGCCGCTTGTTTGGCCGTTGCTCCACGCGCTTTGATAACTGGGACAGCATCAGGAACGGGCAGGCGTATTCCTTCGCAAACTCTTTGGCAGCACTTGAGCACGCGCCAATTTCCCGATTACGGTTATCGCCATAGCCTGCGGCGTGCATTTTTTGCAGGTAGTCGGCCATAATCATCCGCACGCCGCCGCGCTCACGCTTCACCCGACGCAAAAACGCAGCCATTTTTTCCGGGGTCAATCCGCCTTTGTCGCAGATGATCAGGTTCGACCTGCCGATGTCGGCCAGGGCCACAGAAACCCTGGGCCAATGAGAATCATCCATCTGACCGCGCTTCATGACCTGATACGGGACTCCTGACATTGACGATACCAGCCGGTCAACAAGCTGCGCCTGCGGCTGTTCCATCGAAAAGATCACAATCGGAAAATCATCAGGCTTGATGTTGTTCTGACAGAAGTTCATGGCAAGAGTCGTTTTGCCCATGCTTGGACGCGCCGCGATGATGATCAAGTCTCCCGGCTGAAACCCGTCCGTCATTTCGTCGAGGCGCGTGATGCCGCTCGGAAGCCCTGACAGCTCACCCGGCTTGCGGTAGCCCGCCTTTTCGATGCGCTCGGCTGCCTGCAAGGCCATTTCCCGGCCTTCTACGCTCGGTAGAGTGTCTTGGCCTGCTCCGCCGTCGATAATGCCTAGAATCGCCTTCTCAGCGGTCTGTAGCATGTGTTCCGTGTCGTGTCCGCCTTCTTGCACCAGTTTCATGATGTTTTCAGCAGCAGCAAGCAAGCTGCGCTGAATGGAATACTCGCGGATGCGCTTGGCGTAGGCTGCCGCGTTGACGCTGGATGATGGCGAGTTTTTCAGGACTTCGCCGAGGTAGTTTTCGCCGCCGGACATATCCTCCAGGTTGTATGCCCGAAGCGCATCAAGCACGGTCAGCGGGTCAACGGGCTTGCCAGCGGAATACATGCGGGCGACGGTTGCGTAAATCGTCCGGTGACGCGGCGAATAAAAATCATCCTTGCCGATGATGTGAGACACCTCGTCCCATGCATCCGGCGTGCTCATGATGCTGGCAATGACTGCCTGCTCAATCGTCAGGCTGTACGGTGGTTTTTTCCCTGTTTCGATGCTCATCCCAAAACCTCCCGAACCCGGCCCATGTATTTCTTGGCGTTGGCTGCTGTTTCAGGCGTGCGCTCTGGCATGACCGGCGGCTGGTATTCACGCAGCATTGGCGCGTTTTCGATATGACCGCCGGGAAGGCCGTTTTTAGGCGCGCTCTGTTGTTCGGTGGTGCTAGGGTAGCGCTCACGCTTGCACCATGCCACCAAAGCGCTTTCCCACTTGTTTTGGGCCTTGCTTTCGCCGTTGTGGTGGATCTGGAACTTTGCCAGCATTTCGTCGGTCAGAGTGTCGGGTCTGACACCGGCCCGCATCATCAGCTCCTTGAACTGTTCGCCGGGTTTCCAGTCGGGTGACATGGTGACGGGCTGGCGGGCGTTCTCCTGACGGGTAATGCGCTCAAGGTAGGCTTCTGGCTTTTCCTGCTTGGCAGGTGCAGCAGCAGGGGCGCTTGCGCCCTCTACACTACTCTTCTCTCCCTTCCGGTCTACATCTACGTCTACATCTACATCCGGGGGTGAATTGTCGACGACTGGTCGACGACTGGTCGACGACTGGTCGACGAATTGGCTTGGTTGCGGGTACTTGTACGCCTTCTTTTCGATCTTTTGATGATGCCATCCGGTAACATGCCAATACTCTTTGCCTTCCGCAAAGTATTGCAGCACAAGGCCAGCGGCTATCAACTCATCCATCATTGACCGAATGTCGTCAGCGGTGAAGTCATCACCGGGGAACACCTGCATTTTCAAGCCACGGCATGATGCAGGGCAGTTTCCGCCATCATCGCAAAAGTTCCACATTCCGATGAACAGTAGGCGACTGGTCGGCGAACAGTCGACGACTTGTTCACTACTCCAAAACTCAGGCTTGATTGTTCTGATACGCGCCATGTCATGCGCCTCCCCGCGATTCTTCGCGAAGTTCAAGAAGGTATTTCGTTGCTTCATTGGATGCCGCGCTGTTGTTGTGCCGGTCAGGATGGCACAGCCTGATAATGCGCATCAGCATTTCGTCGGGGATGTGTACGCGCTGAACGATGACCTCTTGCGGTTCATCTTGCGCTTTCTTGATCTTGATGAAGCAGGGGATGCAGTACGTTTTCCATGGCTGGTCACGTTCGAATGGCTCCCCGCAATTCTTGCAGAATACTCGCATTGCGGATGCTCAACAAAAAACCCTCTAGTCTGTACCTTTGGCAGATGCCACCGGAGAGAAGCCAGCAAAGGCTCCGATGGCATACAAGGCACAGACTAGAGGGCTTCAAGTCTGCACCGGCTTCCTGTCATTGCGCGCCTTCCTGCCAAGGTCAGCAACGCAACTGCCGGGAATGGTTTCGACTCCACGCACCGGCAGGGGTAGTTTAACGGAAAATCAGAACAAGGTCTGCTGCCCAATGTTTTCAGCATCGAGCAGGTTCTTGTTCATGCTGCCACCTGCATACCGCGATACAGGCGGCGGATCATCTTGATGCTTTTCTCGGGAATGCCGCCGCGCGCCTTCCACTGCGTTATCGTCTCCGGCTTGATCCCCAGCTTGCGAGCCAGATCCGCCTGTGTCCCGAGATTCAGCATTTTCATCGCCTCGTCTACACTCAGCTCCGGATCCGCTTTCTGCTCCTCCTGCTCGGCGCTGTCCGGTTCATAGCGACCGCCCAGAGCGTCCACCATGTCCTCCAGCAGGGCGGCGCCTGCTGCTCCACGAAGCGTTGCTCCGTGCATCCGCATGGCTAAGGCCAGCCTGGCGGCGTTGTCGGCCAACTCACCAACAGCACCATCGGCATTCAGTCGTCGCGCCGCCCAATCCAGCAGCTTGCCCATCCGCACCACCATGTCGGCCTGGGCCTTGCTCATGCCGTGCAGGCCATGGGCCGCCAGTTCCGTCATCAGGTCGTCAGCAAGTTCGCCGAACGACCGGTTTGTGATATGATCACCTTGCATTCTGATTTCCTCGATCGTCTGCATGACCCCGACCGGCAAGTCGGGGTTTTTCGTTTATGGGTGCCGGTCTTTCCCGGCTGTCATGCCTGATTCACCACTCCCCACCCGTCGGCAGGGCGATATCCGTTTGCCGTCGCAAGCGGCCCGGATCGCGATTTGCGGCCGGTTTCCCGGTACCGTGCGGTGCTTGTTTCTCCGGTGGCTCACACCTCTAGCCCGAGTCAGGCATCCTCCACGCATTAAACCAGTGGCTGCGCTTCAGTCCCGGTTTACGCCGGTTCGGTCAGTTGGGTTGTGGTGGCCGGACTCGAACCGGCGACACCGGAACTCTACCAACTTAGCTACGCCGGCAATACCTGCTTAGGCGACAGGTGTCGCATAAACATAGTTAGGGCACTTCAAAACAGCGCCTCCTGCTTCTGCCTCTCCGGCACACCGTGGGGGCTGCACCACAGGGTTTCATAGGCGCTGTTCTCCACCGCCTCCTCGGTTCTGGCGTAGCCCTTGCGCGCCGCCCAGGCCCGCGTGTGCCATCCCGCC